AGAATTGCTGTAATACAGGATTGTTTTTTGGAACACGTAAAAAGCCATCTTCAAAGATGATTGGCTCTACAATAAAGTTCCCGTCTTGCTCGTCCTCAAATGGGGACTTCTGATTCGTGCAGTATCTAAGAGCACGGTTAACATTGTTCTTCTCATCATACCACATTAGTGGGAATCGAGGATGGTTTCTTGACGCTAACGTATATGATAGCGGATTTCCTATTTTCAACTTGTAGACCTTGTCTACAGGTGTTGTACCTTTTGCCATTTTATATTTGATTTAATTTGATTTTAAAAAAGGAGAGTGTCTTTGAAGACACCCTCCCTGTAATTTTCTTCCTTTATTATCCGTAACGGAACAATACGAAGTTGTTTGCACCCAAGGTACATACGCAACGCTCAGAAAGGAAGTTAACTTCCATTGCATCCAAGTCGCTTGTAGCAGCACCACCGGCAGAACCTGTAATCCAAGTCTTGTAACGACGATCTTCAGTAGCAGTTGCTCTGTAACG